GTGGACAACGGCTCAATTACATTTTTCGACATCACTGCATGTGGCTTTTATAGATTAAAGAGAAATCCGGAAGAGCTTGACTATAAGTTTGGTGATATAAGCATAGTCCTCGACGACTTAGAGCAATGGTTAGAAGGGAAAAATTTCGAGGAAACATTACCTTGGAATAAAGATGAGCAACCTTTAAAAGTACGTGTTTACAGTAGAGGACTTGCTAGAGATGAAGAAACACAAGATGCTGTAATTGTTTTATATAGAGAGGTAGGTAATGGAAATGGAATACATGGTATAAAAATTGGTACCAAAGTTGGCAGTGATAGTAAAGGAACTGTTAGGGCTGGGAATGAAAGTGGACGGGATAAAGTTATTTGGGGTGAACCATGTTATTATTGGATAATTCCAGAATTAAATAAAGTGGCATCCATTAGGTTCCCTCATTCGTATGCTGATGGTTGGTTATTTACCCAATATTTTACCCAGCACATTAATAACAATAGTAAATTAGGTACTAGAACTAGAACAAAAAGAACTTATGAATCAGCCCAAATGCCTGGTAGATCAGTTGACACATTTATGACCTTGTTTAAGCATCAAGAAGGTAAAAAGAAAGTTAACTGTTTATTCAAGTTTAATATTAAAGAAACTAAATTGAAAGCAGCTGAAGAAAACTTTGAGAGGATGAGGGATAAAATAACTCACACACTAATAAAAGACATAACAAATATAAATGTAGCGGATACAAGACAGCCGTTGCTAAAACTTACTAGTAATGTTTTAGCATCATTAATAGGGAAAGAAAATAGAGATAAAATGATTGGCCAGCCGCCATTAGTGAAACAGTCTAGAAAAATTGAAGTAAAAATTGATGGTGCTCCTTCGTCCGAAGAGTTAAAAAGTCTATTTTTGATGAGAGGGAACGAAGACTCTGCATGGGATGTGGGATTTTTGCTCTCTGATAGAGCTAATCCTGTTTGGCTGAGTACCTATGTTGCTAGAACGAAGCTACCTTTAAATAATAGTGATGGATTTGAGCATTATTCCGCTAAGTTTTTACTAGAAGAGATTAAGAAAATACGTGGGGATTTAATTGAAGAAATACAAAATTCGGAGAAAGCTTCTCTAAATGAGCATGAAGCTTCGCTCCCTAAGCTAAACGCAGAGGGATAACATGAGTGAGAGTGGGGTTTTAATCCTAACAACCTTAAAGCAACAAGCGATAAATATAATTGCTCTTATTATATGCGGTGTGATAGCCTACACTTCATTTAAAAGCTTTACATATGATGATGCGAAAGACATCCTCGGAGTTTTAATAAACATATCCGCATCAATCTTCACTATCGTAGGGCTTTGGGTTGGTTTTTTATATCCCAATGCAATGAGTAGCATCATTAAAGACGACGTGAGCTACATTAAAAATGAGAATGACTCGCCAAGAATTGAGAAATTGATATACATAATCATTACATCTGCAATTGTAATGATTGCAATCCTTATTTTATTTTTGTTTAAAACAATGGTAACTCCATTGGAGTTATATACAAAATACCATTTCCTAATCAAGTTTTTTGGTGTTTACTTTGTTTATTTTATTAGCTGGATGCAATTAAAATGTGTTATTAGCCTAATACTAAGTAATATCCATTTTGTGAATCATTTACATGGTAGATTAAGTAAAGCAAAATTAGAACATTTTGATGAGTAGATTTTTGGGGTTTTCTATTAATAATTTGCGGTTAAAGTTTTAAAGGTGTTCAACCACCTAAATGCATGAATCTGCATGAGTCCATTGCAATCAAAATCGCCCTAAAGCCCGTGCCATGCGGGTTTTTTAATAGATCGCAAAGTGCATGAAAAAAGGATCGTTAAGTAAAGAGCGCAGGCGGGCGGGCGAGCGCGCGCTGAGGTGATTAGCGGCCTGATGTTGCATACTTTAGCTGAGTTACAAGAGTTTGGTTGCTTCCTGAGCAATAATTCGGACATCTACTATACTGAGCATTAATCACAAATGACGAGATAAAAAATTACTAATAATGCGAAATACTGAATACTCTAATCGGTCACTGAATATGATTCATTATCAACGAATACAGGATACTCAACGAAAATTTGATGACTTGATAAATGTCTATTAGGTGTAAGGAACTGATGTTTTGGCAGTTTAATTTTTATTTTTTGAAAAATTTTATGTAGTTTATTGTGTGCTGATAAGAACCTATTGAAATCATGAGCCTTTGGCAGTAACTTACACAGCACCTATGTCGTAGTGCTTTATCAAGTAGCTTGCGATAATTTTTTATAATATGAAGGAAAGTATGGATAACATCAGAGGAAAAAATAATTTTGTTAGATTACTTATAGTGCTTTTTTGTGTTCTTTTGGTTGTGATGGTGATTTTTCATTATTTTTTTCTCAGTCCTAAAGGGGAAATAAGTTCAGGTGTTATCACCTTGCTTTTATTACTTCTTGTTCTAATTTTATCTGAAGGTTTTGATAATTTTTCTCTTGGAAAGTTGATTTCTATTAGTCGGGAAGTTAAGGAAAAAGAACAAGAGGTGGATAAGCTTGAAAAGGCAAATTCGGAACTTTTAAATCAAGTAATTAAATTCACTAGCACTCAGAATCAGAATCAGACTCAGCAGCATACTAATGTCTATGGTGATTATCATGCTGGAAAGGGAGCTTCGGTTGAGCGAGCATCTGAGCAAGAAGTTGAGGCTAAAGCTTCTGACGAACCTCCAAAACCTAATGATACTCCCGAGCAAGTAAATCGTACAGATTTTCGTAAAGTTGAATCTATTGCAATGCAAAAGTATATCTCAGATAAGGGCATACATTCTGCAAATGTTATTCGTGAAGCGAAACTGGTTACCCAATTTCATGGAATAGATCCCATCAGCAACAACCAGCCAATTTTTGATGGTTATTATAAAAGTGATGAAAGGGAAATATTTATAGAGTTCAAAATTAATCGTAGTATAGGTTTTATGCTTACCGATAGGGTTTATGTGATGCTTTCTAAAATAAACCATTATAGAAATGCAAAAGGAGTGAATGCATATCTCGATTTGGTTTTATTGAAGCTTCCAGACGATGAAGGTAATTATAGATTTAATTCCCGTTTTATGCAAAATTTCGAACCAGCAATAGCATCCGGGCTTTTACGAATAAATGAAATAGAATTAAGTAAAGAGGAAATTGATTCTTGTAAGAGAGAGTTATAGATTTCTGTCTAAGCATATAATCACATGAAAAAATATAGTGGATGGATCGTGTTTGAAGACGACCCATCCACATCCTTAATCGGCATAGAGCTATATGCCCATTCGTGTATGTAATTAATTATCGTGAGATTATAAGTGGTAAGCTTTTTATTTTTATCCGTATAGATGATAGAAGTAGTGATCACATATATTAGAATAGCTAGGTCAAAATTCATATAAGACGTCTTATATGAAAATAGCGCCTTATCAGGGCGCTCTCATTGCGTTTAAAGAGGTGGTCTATTTTTGCTGAGTTACCTCGCTGTCGTCATCCAGCGTGTAAGACTCAAACTTTATAATCTCCTCGCCCGCCCACTCGTTCAATTCCTCAAAGCGTTTCTGTAGTGGCAGCAATTCATTGCGCACAAACACACGGCTCGCTTTCTCAACATCCCCAAACCCGCCGACGTTGTTCGGCATAATACCCATCATCTGCGGCGGTACCCGATGCGCGCCCAGCATATCATCGCGACTCACGTTTTTAATGTTGAGAAACTCATCTTTCGCCGCGACCTCCGACAGCGGGATAATCTGAATCCCATCCTTCTTGCCGCTTGGGGAATACATAAACAGGTTACGGAAGTTACCGGGGCCTTTCGCGCTTTTCATCGCCTTGCGGATGTTATCTACATCCTCCTGATTTTGCGCAGGGTCGGTCATGTACATGATAAAGCCCGCATGTGATCCGTTGATATAATACTTACGCCGGAACAGGGTCGCCGACTCATTGAGTAAGGTTGAGGGAATCGCCGAGAGATATTCCGGTAGGCCGTAAATCTCTTGGTTCAAGTCAGGCTCCATCAGGTGAAAAACATTACCGGGCGTGAATTGATACGGATCGGTATTAAAGCCATATTGTACAAACCAGTACGTGTCTAAATCGGTGCCGCGTCGGGTGAATTTTGCTAGTGCCGGCTCAAGCGCGATGATCCCGCCGAGGCGATTGGTGCGCTTTTCCAGATAGGCATTACCAAACACCAGATAATCTTGCACAAAGCGGCTAAAGGCTTGGCGGCTAAGGAGTCTATGCGGAATAAACGAGCTGATTAAAATATTGCGCTTAACCTGAATCGGCGAGCTGTGATGAACCGCCGCGCGAAAGGTACGCGCCAAGCCGTCGAAACTCACGGGCGGTTCATACCAGCGGTCGAGCTGAATACATTCGACATAATCCAACAGCTCACGGCGGTCGAGAACCGGGATCGGGTCGCCAAAACTAAACGCCTCGGCGCTGCTCGCCGTATTATCTTGGGCGGTCGCGCTCACCACTGGCAATGCTTTTTTGCCTCTACGTTTGCTCATCTAGAAAATCTCCATAATATTGCCAGTATGGGCGGCTTCGCCCTGTAGGGGTTCGTTGGCTAAGGCGTGCATCGTCGCCCACGCTAAATCGGCGTGGCTGGCTTCTTCGCTGCGACTGGCTTCATAAGTGGGGCGATTACCGCTGGCTGTGGTGGTTTTGCGGATCGACATAAAGGATTGCGCAATATCAAGATGGCTCGCATCAAACTCTAAACGGCCACTGCTAATGGTGTCATAAGCCTTGAGCACTAAGGCGTTTTTAACGGTGGGGTTATAGACAAACTCTTTAACCATCGGGAAGAACATTTTGACGTTCTCATAAACGCCTAGACCGACCCCGGTCGAGTCGATGCCGATATAGGTAACGTTATATTGTAGGGTTAGTTGTCTAATCGACTCGGCTTGCGCTTTAAAGTCCATGCCGCGCCATTGATGACGCTCAAGGATACGGAATTTGCCCCCCGGTACAGCTGGCGGGGCGATCACCACGCATCCAGCGCTGTCACCGTTTTGTGTGCCCTTGGCCGGGTCGTACCCGATCCACACTTCACGCCATCCGAACGGGCGTAACGCCAATGCTTCAAAGTCTTCCCACACTTCCCAGCTATCGACCATGCATTTTTGCAGCATCGCTAATTGGAACACCGAGGCCAAATCATCCATAAATAGGCACATCAGCAAGTTTTGATAATCTTCCGGGCTGTAGCGCTGGCGTAGTTGTTCAAGGTCAAATAGGTTACAGCCACCCTGCACCGCATCCTCAACGGTGACAATCTGCCGCCACTGACCGTCTTCGCATAGCCGACCCCGTGATAGTGCGTTGTGACTAATATCGAGGTCGATTTTATCTGCCTTGGCACGTCCCTTATTAAATTGCGTACCTGACCAGAACGGATAAGCACTGTGCGTTAAGCTCGACGGCGTTGAGAAATAGGTTTCGCGCCATTGCTTATGCAGTGCCATGCCCGAGGCGACTTTTTGCAGCTCTTGGAATTTCGGTATCCAGAAATATTCATCGAGATAAAGGTTACCGTGATAACTCTGCGCGGTACGGGCATTGGTGCCGAGAAAGTAGAGGCACGCGCCATTACTCAGCGTCATCGGGTCGCCTTTTAACTCGACATCAACCTCGCGCGCAAATTCGATAATGTACTGCTTAAAGACATGGGCCTGTGCCTTACTGGCCGATAGGAATATCTGGTTGCGCCCGGTTTTTAGGGCATCAACCAGCGCCTCACGGGCAAAAAAGAAGGTGGCACCAATTTGTCGCGATTTAAGCAGATTACGCACCGCAAACTGATTTCCGGCTTCCCACCATTGGCGCTGATAACCAAACATCGAATCGTGAAAAAGTGATTCCAGCTTTTTAAACTGCTCTTCGCTAAAGGCATTCTTTTCAGGGGGCTTACGGGGGCCACGGTTGCGGCTGGCAATATTCGGGTTTAAATCGGCCTCGTTACCGCCATTATTGAATTTACCGATCCGTGCATGGCGCTCTGATTGGCGGGCGAGTAAATCAATTTCCTTAAAATCTTTTCCCTCCTTTTGCGGCTTGAGGATGAGCTGACAATAGCGTGCGGCCGTGGTGATCTGCATCTGCTCCAGCGGGCCGTATTCTCCCCACTTATCGCGCTTTTTCCAACTGTGTACGGTCGCGGCTTTCTCGCCCAGCATTTCAGCAATGCGGGCGATGCGGTACCCCTGAAAGTAAAGCAACAAAGCTTGTCTGCGGGGATCGAGTTCTTCGGGCGTCGGGATCATGTTCATGACACAAGGTTACGGGCTTGACCTAAACCTTTCCCTTAGCGCGTTTTGTGTAGTGAACCCCACAAGTGGCGCTGATTGTTCAGCCAACCAGAAACCGCAACCATAAGGCTCCTGACTGCGAATCAGCGCAGCATTTTATTAATCGGAGCACAGCAATGGCAGTGAAAGCAAAGCGTTTTCGTGTTGGTGTGGAAGGTGCCACCTCAGACGGTCGCGAAATCTCCCGTGATTGGCTGGTGCAAATGGCCGCCAGTTATAACCCTGAATTTTATACTGCACAGATTAACCTTGAGCACATCAAGGCTTACGATCCGACCAGTACTTTTAATCGTTACGGTAGCGTCACAAAGCTGACCGCCGAAGAAATTACCGATGGCCCGCTTAAAGGCAAGATGGCGCTGTATGCCGATATTCTACCCACCGACGCATTAGTTGCGCTGGTCAAAAAAGGGCAGAAGATTTTCACCTCAATGGAAGTGAGTCCGCAATTTGCCGATACCGGAAAAGCCTACCTCTCGGGCCTTGCCGCCACCGACGACCCGGCAAGTCTTGGCACCGAAATGCTGGCCTTTAGTGCCAAAGCCGAGCATAACCCTCTCGCTAATCGTAAGCAGCATAAAGACAACCTGTTTACCGCAGCCGTTGAAACCACAATCGAACTGGAAGAGCTGCCGGAAGACAAGCCGAGCCTATTTGCCCGTGTGACTGCGATGTTTGCCAAAAAGCAGCACAGCGACGAGGCACGTTTTAGCGACGTGCATCAAGCCGTGGAACTGCTGGCAACCGAACAACAAGCCTTTAGCCAGCACAGCGCACAGACTCTCAGTGAACAAGCCAGCGAACTGCAAGCACTGAGTGAACAGTTGGCGGCTCAGCAAACTGCGTTTGAGGAACTCAAGGCACAGCTTGAAACAGCCGATTCGCGTGCTGATTATCGCCAACGCGCAGCGGGTGGCCAAGTGCCAACCGCTAACCTCACCAATTGCTAACGGAGCGATTACCCCGATGAAAAAGAACACCCGTTTTGCCTTTAATGGCTACCTGACTCAGTTAGCGCGCCTCTATAACGTTGAGGTGAATGAGCTGCACGGTAAATTCAGCGTCGAGCCATCGATGGCGCAAACGTTGGAAGACCAAATTCAACAAAGTGCCGCATTCCTTACGCTTATTAACGTAATTGGCGTGACTGACCAATCCGGCCAGCTGTTAGGGTTAGGCGTTGGCAGCACAATTGCGGGCACCACTGACACCACGACCAAAGACCGCCAAGCCAGTGACCCGATGGTGATGAGTGGCGTTGAGTACAAATGCGAGCAAACCAACTTTGACACGGCGATCACCTATGCCAAGTTGGATTTATGGGCAAAGTTCCAAGACTTCCAAACTCGCATTCGTAACGCCATCATTAAGCGCCAAGCACTTGACCGTATCATGATTGGCTTTAACGGTACCCAGCGTGCGAAGACCTCCGACCGGGTGAAAAATCCGCTACTGCAAGACGTCAACAAAGGCTGGCTGCAAAAACTGCGCGAAGATGCCCCCGAATGTGTTATGGGCAGTGCTATCAAAGACGGTGCGACAATCGCAAACCCGATCAAGATTGGCACGGGCGGCACTTACCTGAATCTTGATGCGCTGGTGATGGATAGCGTTAACGAACTTATCGATCCCGTTTTCCAAGATGATGATGAGTTAGTGGTGATCTGTGGCCGTGAGTTACTGGCCGATAAATATTTCCCGCTGGTCAACGCTGAGCAAGCCAATAGCGAGAAACTGGCGGCGGATATGATTATCAGCCAAAAGCGTATGGGCGGCTTGCAAGCGGTACGCGCGCCGTACTTTCCCGCCAATGCGTTGCTGATCACCCGCTTAGATAACCTCTCCATCTACTGGCAAGAAGAGAGTCGCCGTCGCACCATTTTGGACAACGCCAAACGTGACCAGATTGAGAACTATGAATCGGTCAACGAAGCCTATGTGATCGAAGACTACCGCTGTGCGGCCTTAGTGGAAAATATCGACATTCTACCGCCGCCAGATGGCAGTATAAAAGATAGTTCTTCTACAGAACCGTCAGCAACGCCGCAAGACGCCAACCCAAAAGAGGGAGGCTAATCCATGAGCCTGAGTCCTGCTCGACAACATCGACTGCGTATTCAGGCAGAATCCGCCTCCCGTCTGGGAGGCTCTGCACGGCACGCCAACGGTTATGAGTTGATGTTGATGCAGCTCAATGAAGACCGCCGCCGATTAAAAGGGATTCAGTCTCATATACGCAAAGCCGAAATAAAAATCACCTTACTCCCCAACTATCTTGCATGGATTAACGGCGTGATTGAGGCCAATAGCGAGCGGCAAGATGATGTGTTGCTCTATGTGATGGTATGGGCGATTGATGCGGGCGATTTTGACCTAGCGCTGCGCATTACCGAGCACGCTTTAGCGCATCACTGGGCTATGCCGATGCCAACACCGCGCAATGTCGTCACGTGGGTGGTTGAGGAAATTTCCGACAGTGCGCTAAAGGCGCTCGCCACCAAGCAAGAATTTGCGGCGGATACCTTGTTGCGCGTCTTGAGTGTGACTGAGGGCTGTGACATGCCCGACCAATCACTGGCGCGATTGCATAAAGCCATCGGCTATGTGCTGCGAGATGTCAGCCCGATGGCGGCACTTAATCACCTCAATCAAGCCCTTGCCCTGCATGACCGATGCGGAGTGAAAAAAGATATTGAACAGTTGGTTAAACGCTTACAGCACACCAACGGTTAACAGAACGCCAACGCGTAGGGCGGCACGCAGCCTCGATAGGTTTTAGACCTTATCAAGGCTGCGTTCACCGCCCACCTATTAAGGAGAAAGGCCATGCAGTTTGTGTCGCCTGAGACAAGTCAGGACACCCCAGAGGTGATCCCGAATAACAGCTTTTGGCCGGATGTGGATTTAGGGCAATACCAAAAGGTGATGCGCAGCGATGGCACCGTAACCCCTGAGCGGTTAAAGCAGGTGGTACTCAGTGCCATGAGCGAAGTGAATAGCGAACTTTATGCGTGGCGCGAACGCCAAGAGTCACGGGGCTATAACGATCTTAATGAGGTACCCGCCTCACGGCTGGGGAATCAAAGCCAACGAGTACATCACTACCTCAATGCGATCTGGTGCTGGGCGCGCGCGGTGCTCTATGAACGTTACGCCGATTATGACGCCACGGCCTCCGGTAGTAAGCGTGGCGGCGAGTTGGAAAAAATCGGTGATGATCTATGGCGCGATGCACGCTGGGCGATTAGCCGCGTGCAAGACCTGTCACATTGTGTTGTGGAGCTAATCTAATGCAAGTGCGTGCGCGCCAACATGACACGGTGGACGAGCTTTGCTGGCGTCATTATGGGCGCACGCAAGGCGTCACCGAACAGGTATTTGCGGCCAATCCGGGACTCTGCGAGCACACACCTTTTTTACCGCACGGCCTCCTCGTCGAGTTACCGGACAGCGTGACAACACCGACGCGCCAGACCGTGCAATTGTGGGATTAACACGATGTGGGAAAAAATTCGCACCTTTACTGTCTGGTGTATCTCGGTCGGGATGGCGTGGCTCGGTGATCTCTCGCTGAAAGATATCTCAACGCTCGTCGGCATGGCATTAGGAATCGTGATGGTGCTGATCAGTTGGTATTACAAACACAAAGCTTATCGACTATTGGTGAATAAAAAGATCACACGGGAGGAGTATGACGCGGCAAATCGTTAAGCGTTGCATAGTCGGCGCAGTGCTGGCAATTGCCGCCACGCTGCCGCAGATGCAAACGCTACATACCTCGGCGCAAGGCTTAAGGCTAATCGCCGATGTTGAGGGTTGTCGGCTGCAACCCTATCAATGCAGCGCCGGAGTGTGGACCGATGGCATCGGCAACACAAAGGGCGTAATACCGGGCAAAACCATTAGCGAGCGACAAGCGGCACACAACTTCATTACCAATGTAATGAATACCGAGAGTGCGTTAACGCGCTGTTTGCTAGTTACGCCGCCGCAAAAAGTCTATGACGCGATAGTCTCATTTTCTTTTAACGTCGGTACGACGAAAGCCTGTGATTCAACCTTAATCAAACTCGCCAATCAAAGACGCTTCACTGATGCCTGTTTGCAGCTCCCGCGCTGGGTGTATGTCAAAGGGGTATTCAGTCAGGGGGTCGATAATCGGCGACAACGTGAAATGAACTGGTGCTTAAAAGGAGCGCAATAATGGGCCGAATTATTATGACATTAGCGGCAATTGTTGGGATTGTTATTGGCATGCAATCATGGCGATTGCATCAAGCCCTCGACACCATCGACCAACAGCAAAAAATACTGGCGAGCAATAAAGATAAATTGGCAGATAAAAATAGCCAGCTAATCGCACTCTCTTTACTTATTGAAACCAACAGCCAAGCACAAGCAGAACTCATCGCCAATGCCGAGAGAAACGGTGCGTTACTGCGCGAACGGCGACAGACCATCGAGGCGCTTACCCGTGAAAATAAAACCCTACGTAATTGGGCTGCTACTCAGTTGCCTGATGATGTTATCCGCTTGCAGCAGAGACCGGCCTTCACCCGAGGTGAAGATTACCGTCAATGGCTGTCCGATCATCACCCGCTGCCAGCTTCCCAAGTCAGCCCCCAAAGATAACGGGCAATTGTGGATCGCCCTCAGTGACAGCGAGGCGGCATGGGCGAGCTGTGCCGATAAGGTCGATATGATTGTGACTTGTCAGGAGAAAATTAGTGAACAAGCCAAAGCACTTGCGCCAAGCACTCAACAAGGACGTACCGTACCTGCAAGCCAATCCCGATAAGCTGCATATTTTTATCGATAATGGTTCGCTGGTTACCACTGCCTCAGCGTCAATGTCGTGGGAATATCGTTATGTATTAAATCTCATCATTGAGGATTTTAGCGGCGACCAAAATCTTTTAATGGCACCGATTATCGCTTGGCTACAGGTCAATCAATCGGATGCGATTAATAACCCTGAGTTGCGTGAGAAGCTATTCAGTTTTGAGGTCGATATCCTCAATAACGAGGCGTGCGATATTAGTATTAATTTACAGCTCACCGAGCGGGTGATCGTCAATAGTGATGGCAGTGTTTCAAGTGTTGAAGCCGTTGACGAACCTGAACCGCCCGAGGAAATGTGGACGGTGAAACATGGCTGAACTCAGTGAAGTTGATGAGTGGCTAACGGCACTGGTTGCGAACCTACAACCCGCTGCCCGCAAGAGGATGTTACGCGAGTTAGCCCAGGAGGTACGGCGTAATCAACAAGCCAATATTCGGTTACAACGTGATCCGGATGGGCAAGCCTTTACCCCGCGTAAAGTCACTGCCCGCAGTAAGAAAGGCCGCATTAAGCGCCAGATGTTTAGTAAGCTGCGTACGGCGAAATATCTTAAGGCTAGTGCAGATAGCAGCACGGCAACGGTGGAATTTATTGGGCAGGTACAGAAAGTCGCTAGGGTGCATCATTATGGGTTAAGGGATAGGGTGAGGCCGAATGGCCCCACGGTGAAATATGAAGAGAGGAGGTTGTTGGGGTTTGATAGAGAAATTATAAAAAAAATAATTAATAGTTTAGTTTCTTTTGTTATGATAAATAATTCCTAGATCCTTTTCTAACTTTGCTATATCTTCTTTTCTTACTCTTTCATTTTCCTCTCTTTCTTTTTTTTGTTTGTTGTCTAGTTCATGCTTCTGTTTGTTTAGTTCTTTTTGGTTGCTTTTATTTAGGTTGTATTTATCAATAAAGGTGCGTGCTCTTTTTTTTATTCTCTCTTGGATTGTTTTTTTTCTAAATAAATGATGAACTAATAATGATAGTTGTAAGTATATTATATAAAGTGTTAGCATTACCAGTAGAAAGTAGATGGTGATTTTATCTTTTTTGAATTTTTCTATTTCATTTTTCACTTCATCTTTGTAGTTGTTACTACTTTGTATGCTACAAATATCTTTAATTAACGTTTTGGTTAGTTTGTGTTTTTTAGACAATTCAACTTCGCCACTATTATTACATTCACTGAAATTAATAGACCAATCGGAAGCCATTGGGTTAATTACTCTACTTGACTGAACTTTGTCAGGGGATAAAGCGAAAAATACATCGCTTTTTTTAAATACAAGAAGGGCTGAGTTATTGGGTGTGTAATATACACTAGTAATCATATGTAGGAAATAAATCATTGGTACTGAAAGTATTAGTATTAGGATGGCTGAAGGGATACCACTTGTTTTGTTGCTTTTTATATATTTATTTTTTATTTCCCTAACACTAAAGATCCAAAAGTATATGGGGTTAATTGAGTTTTCACGCCTCATTAGCTCTTTTTTTCTTAAGAAAATAAAAGTGTATTTCATTATGTTAATGGCTACGGGTATGATTGTGGCTAGCGATGCAATAAATGCTAAAGGTCCCTGAGAAAATTCATTTATGTAAGAATTTGATATTGAAAAAATGCCATCCATTAGAACTTCACCTTAGTATTTTTTTGTGCCATTTCCCATACACTGCAATCAAATTCCCTCAATGTCCAGTTCACGACATCATTATTCCCATGAACACCCAACTCAACGAACTCTTACGCCTTATCACCAATCTGATCCGCACCGGAATTATCTCCGAGGTCGATCCGGATAACTGGCTCTGCCGAGTCAAAGTCGGCGAGCTTGAAACCAATTGGATTAATTGGCTGACCTTTCGCGCCGGAAAAACCCGCTCTTGGTGGTGCCCATCTGTCGGCGAGCAAGTGGTGCTATTGAGTCTAGGCGGCAATCTCGACACCGCCTTTGCACTTCCGGCGATTTACTCCAACCAATTTCCGCCACCAAGCAATAGCCTTACCGCCGAGGTGACTGAGTTTGAAGACGGCGCACTGTTTAGTTATGACCCGGCCTCTGGGCAATTAAAGGTCACAGGCATTAAATCACTGTTAGTCGAGGCCAGCGAAAGCCTGACCTATAAAACCCCGCAATTGCATATCGAGGCCGAGCAAACCCGGATTAACAGTGATGTGGTGATTAATGGGACGGTGACACAGGGTGGTGGGGTGATGTCTTCTAATGGAATCGTGGTAGATAAGCATCATCACGAACAAGTGAAAAAAGGCACTGATCTTAGTGGGGAACCAGTATGAGTCATTATTTAGGGATGAACAGCGCGAACGGCCGAGCCATTGAGGATATTGCCCATCTGCGTCAATCGGTGAGCGATATTTTATTAACTCCGCAAGGCTCACGCCTCGCACGGCGTGCTTATGGCTCGCTACTGTTTGAACTGATTGACCAACCGCAAAACCCCGCGCTGCGCTTACAAGTCATGGCAGCCGTTTATACCGCGCTCACTCGCTGGGAGCCGCGTTTAACCCTGAGCAGTGTGACGATAAGCAGTGACAAAAATGGCTCAATAGTGGTTGATTTAGTTGGCCAGCAAGCCTCTGGGCAATCCGTTTCACTCTCTATCAACACAGAGGCATAAGATGGCCGTTATTGATTTATCACAATTGCCCGCACCGCAGATCGTCGAGGTGCCTGATTTTGAAACGCTACTTACCGAGCGCAAGGCAGCATTGATTGCCCTCTATTCAGCCGACCAACAGGACGCTATCACGCGCACCGTGGCGCTGGAATCTGAACCCATTACCAAGCTGCTGCAAGAGAGCGTCTATCGCGAATTGTTGTTGCGTCAACGCCTCAACGAAGCCGCACAAGCTGTGATGGTCGCTTACTCCATAACCAGTGATCTTGAACAACTGGCCGCTAACTACAATGTGCAGCGCCTAACCATTACCCCTGCCGATAACAGCACAACCCCGCCGACTGCTGCCGTAATGGAAACCGACGATGATTTACGGCTACGTATTCCGGCAGCGTTTGAGGGCTTGTCTGTGGCTGGGCCGACCGCTGCCTATGAGTTTCATGCCAAAAGTATCGATGGTCGAGTAGCGGATGCCAGCGCGATCAGTCCAAACCCCGCCGAAGTGGTGGTGACGATTTTAAGCCGCGAGGGGGATGGCAGCGCGGACAGTGAATTACTCGCTCTGGTTGATAAAGCCCTGAATGACGAAAGCGTGCGACCTGTTGCCGACCGTCTGACGGTGAAAAGTGCGCAGATTATCCTTTATCAGATTGATGCGACACTCTACCTTTTTCCGGGGCCGGAAGCTGAACCGATTCTGAGGGCGGCAAAGAAGAGTTTACAAACCTATATCAACCGCCAAGCACGACTCGGGCGGGGTATTCGCCTGAGTGCCATCTATGCGGCTCTGCATGTGGAAGGCGTGCAGCGCGTAGAACTTGTGGCACCGTTGGCCGATGTGGTGCTGGATAAAACCCAAGCGGCGTTCTGTACTGGCTGGGCAGTGACTAACGGGGGGACGGATGAATAGCCTACTGCCTAAAAGTGCCAGTGTGCTTGAGCGACGACTCGCGCAAGCCTGTAGCGATATGGCGAATTTATCGGTACCGCTGCGCGATCTGTGGAACCCCGCTACCTGCCCGATCAGTTTCTTACCCTATCTGGCGTGGGCGTTCTCGGTGGATCGCTGGGATGAAAACTGGGAAGAGAGCATCAAACGACAAATCGTTAAAGACGCCTTTTATATTCACCAACACAAAGGCACAACCAGTGCCATTCGCCGGGTCGTCGAGCCGTTCGGCTTTCTTATTCGCATTATCGAATGGTGGCAAACCGGAGAAGCTCCCGGCACCTTTCGGCTGGATATTGCTGTGCAAGACCAAGGCATTACCGAAGATACCTATGCCGAACTTGAGCGCTTAATTAGCGATGCAAAACCCTGTAGCCGTCATTTAATTGGTATGTCGATTAACCTACAGACCGATGGTGCAACGGTTATCGGTGCGGCTAATTATCTTGGCGATGAAATTACCGTTTATCCCTATATCAATGAAGTCATTCTGTCCGCAGGAACCGATAATCTCGGGAGTGCGATTCACCTTATCGACACGATGAGAGTTAACCCATGAGCACAAAATTTTATACCTTACTGACCGATATTGGTGCCGCTAAACTGGCGAACGCCACTGCTTTAGGGGTGCCGCTGAAAATCACACACATGGCGGTTGGCGATGGTGGTGGCACTTTGCCAACGCCGAGCGCACAGCAGACTAAATTAATCAGCGAACAGCGCCGCGCGGCGTTAAACCAACTGTATATCGATCCGCAAAATGCTAGCCAGATGATTGCCGAGCAGGTGATCCCTGAAAACGAAGGCGGTTGGTGGATTAGAGAAGTCGGCTTATTCGACGAGTCCGGGGCATTGATTGCAGTTGGTAACTGCGCCGAAAGTTATAAGCCTCTGCTTGCCGAGGGCAGCGGGCGCACGCAAACCGTGCGGATGATTTTAATCACCAGTAGCACCGAGAATATTACGCTAAAAATCGACCCTTCGATTGTGCTGGCGACGCGTAAATATGTGGACGATAAAGTCATTGAACTCACCGCCTATATTGATAAAGCGTTAGCAATTAAACAGCCACTAGACAAGACGCTGAGCGAACTGAGTGGTAAGAGTGTTGCAGAATTATTGAAATATCTTGGTTTAACGGGGGCGCAATCGGGAACTTTTCCGATTGGGATGCCGTTTTATTGGCCGTCAGAAAAAATGCCTAACGAAGTTTTATCTGAATGGTCAGCGATGGAATTTTTAAAGTGGAATGGCGCGTCATTCTCTGCCAGTAAATACCCCAAATTAGCGATGATAATTCCGAGCCTGACACTCACCGAAGCACGTGGGGAGTTTCTGCGTATTTGGGATGATGGCCGAGGGGTGGACAGGGGGCGAGCATTACTCAGCAAACAAGATGATGGTATCCCAAAATTAGCGGGGGATTTTCAGTCTTATGATATTGGCGGCTATGAGGGCGCATCAGGGATTTTCTCCGCCCGAAAATTTAGTGGTTATGTTGCCGCCATCAATGGCAACGAAGGAGAAGGAACCGACATCCTTGTTTCTATGGATTCCTCAACCGTGATCCCCGTAGCTAATGAGGTGCGCCCCCGCAACATTGCATTTAACTTCTTAGTAAGGGCTAAATAATGACTATTGAATTTGATGAAAACGGCCATGCAGTCAATGAAGGCGTCGCCCGTGTCTATCACTTTGATTCCCTTACGGGTGAGTACCTCGGCACGAGCGATGAAATCATCCCTGAAGGCGTGTCCATTCCGGGCAGTACAACGCTGATTGCGCCGGGCGACCCCGCTGCGGGGCATGTATGGCTATTTGAGTCGGGGGCGTGGGCGCTTAAAGAAGACCATCGCGGGCAGACGTATTACTCCACTCAAGACCAGCACCCGATCGTGATTACTGATATCGGTCCGGCACCTGCCGATTATGTGGCTCTCGCCCCGAGCAGCCCATTTGATAAATGGAATGGCTCAACGTGGGTGATCGATAAAGACGCCGAGCAGCAAGCGGCGGTTGTGAGCGCGAACCGCGATAAAACACAACGACTACAGCGAGCCACCGACACGATCAACCCGCTACAGGATGCGCTCGATTTAGAAATGGCCACCGATAACGAAAAAGCTCAGCTTACCGCGTGGCGCAAATATCGTGTGTTATTGACCCGTATTGATACCGCAATGGCACCGGATATTAACTGGCCGCAAGCTCCCAATTCCTGAATCTCACCCCGCCTTGTGCGGGGCTGTTGTACCATCCCCCACACATTCTCTAGCAAGTGCAATCTCTGACCAGACACCGGAACATAGGCTTACCCTGTAAACCGGAGATTTTCTGATGGCTCAAGACTATCACCACGGCGTGCGCGTGACCGAGGTCAATGACGGCACCCGAACCATTTCGACAGTCAGCACCGCGATTGTCGGCGTGGTCTGTACGGCAGATGATGCCGACGCCTCAATGTTCCCCCTGAATACTCCCGTGCTCGTCACGGATGTGTTAACCGCCAGTGGTAAAGCAGGTGAAAGTGGCACACTTGCTCGCACCCTCGATGCGATTGGCGACCAATCCAAACCCATTACTGTCGTGGTACGTGTCGCACAAGGCGAGAGCGAAGCGGAAACTAGCGCCAATATTATCGGCGGTGTCACCGCTGACGGTAAGCGCACAGGGATGAAAGCCTTACTCGCTGCCCCCTCTCAACTTGGTGTAAAACCGCGCATCCTTGGTATCCCCGGCCACGATACCAAAGCGGTAGCCACTGAATTAATGAGCGTGGCGCAAAGTCTGCGAGCCTTTGCCTATATCTCAGCCTATGGCTGCAAAACGGTGCAAGAGGCGATTGCCTATCGTGCCAACTTCTCTCAGCGTGAAGGAATGTTGATTTGGCCGGACTTTATCAACTTTGACACGGTACTTAATGCGGATGCCACGGCCTATGCCACAGCGCGAGCGTTAGGGCTGCGCGCCAAAATTGACGAACAGACCGGCTGGCATAAGTCACTGTCTAACGTTGGCGTCAATGGCGTGACCGGGATCTCTGCGGATGTGTTTTGGGACTTACAAGACCCGGCCACCGATGCGGGCTTACTCAACCAAAATGACGTCACCACGCTAATTCGCAAAGACGGCTTTCGCTTTTGGGGTTCGCGTTGTTTGAGTGATGACTCGCTGTTTGCCTTTGAGAACTATACCCGCACCGCGCAGGTACTTGCCGACACCATGGCCGAAGGGCAAATGTGGTCGGTTGATGGTGCGCTTAATCCATCACTGGCCCGCGACATTATCGAAGGGTTGCGCGCGAAACTGCGTAGCCTTGTGAAGCAAGGCTATCTGATTGGGGCGGAGTGCTGGCTAGACGAATCGGTCAACGATAAGGAGTCGCTTAAGGCTGGAAAACTGATCATTGATTACGACTACACGCCAGTGCCGCCATTAGAGAACTTGATGCTACGCCAGCGTATTACGGATCAATATTTACTGGATTTCTCAAGCCAAGTGAGCGCCTAGGAGGAAGCATGGCTTTACCACGCAAACTAAAACACCTAAACCTATTCAACGCGGGGAATAACTACGCGGGTATTGTTGAATCGGTGACCTTACCTAAATTTACCCGCAAGTTTGAAAAATTCCGTGGCGGCGGAATGCCGGGATCGGTGGATGTCGATCTAGGCTTGGATGATGCCGCACTCGACACGGAATTTTCTATCGGTGGCACCGAGTTATTGCTGTTTAAGCAAATGAGCGAAGCGACGGCGGACGGCATTCAATTGCGCTTTACCGGGTCAATCCAGCGCGATGATACCGGAGAGGTGCAAGCAGTCGAGTTAGTAACGCGCGGGCGCTATAAAGAGCTGGACTCAGGAGAATGGAAAACGGGTGATAGTAACACTACGAAAGTGAGCTGTACCAACAGCTATGCCAAGCTGACCATTAATGGCGAAGTACTCTATGAAGTTGACCTGATCAATATGATTGAACTGGTCGGCGGCAAAGACATGCTGGAAGCGCATCGCAAGGCAATCGGCCTATAAATTCACTCGGCACCCTTGCGGTGCCTTATCGGATAAACTGCTATGAATGATAAAACCCAAGAGAAAACTATTACCCTCGACACTCCGATTACGCGTGGCAAGACCACAATCAGCGAAGTGACCTTGCGCAAGCCCCTAGCGGGCGCACTGCGCGGCACGCGTCTTAATGCGGTGATGGAGATGGACGTTGCGGCGATGATGACCATTATCCCACGTATCTCAACGCCCTCCCTGACCACACCCGAGCTGGAAACGATGGACCCCGCGGATCTCACCACCATGGCCGTCGAGGTGGTCACTTTTTTGTTACCGAAATCGGCCCTTGCCAATTTGCCGACGACCTAACGGTCAGCGACTTAGTGGCAGACATTGCCACTATTTTTCATTGGCCGCCCTCTGTCACGCAAGAAATGCCACTCAGTGAGGTGATGGAGTGGCGTGAAAAAGCCGTCATACGCAGCGGGGCACGCGATGAGTGATAGAAATTTACGTTTACAGGTGGTATTGGGCGCAGTGGATAAACTCACGCGCCCTCTAAAAAGGGCGCAAGTAGAGTCAAAAGGGCTTGTGACGGCATTAAAAAGCACGAAAGACCATCTAAAAAAACTCAATCAGCAAACTGCAAATATTAGTGGATTTCGTCAACTACGAACCCAGCTTGCGGGAGCGAAAAACGACTTAAACTTAGCTCGACAAAAAGTCACAGCCTTAAGTAATGCGTTTTCAGCCAGTTCTAACCCTACCCAGAAACAGGTGAAAGAGCTAGCGAGTGCTAAACGACAAGCCAGCCAACTTAAAAATGCCTATCAGCGCTTACAAGAATCGGTTCAACGCCAACGACAAGTCTTAAATAGCGCTGGGATTGATACTAAAAAACTTTCTGCTGCCCAACGACGATTAAAAACCGACACTCAAGCGACAACTCGTACCTTGGCCCAGCAACATGCACAATTGAAAGCGCTGGGCGAACGGCAAGCGAAAATAAATAGCATCCGTAATAACTATCACGAAAGTACCCAGCGACGGGCGATGATGGCGGGCGTAGGTTATACCTCTTTGGCAACGGGACGCACCCTGTTTAATGGCCTAAAAAACACGCTAAATGTCGGATACGATTTCGATGGCATGATGAGTAAGACTCAGGCGGTTACCCGTATTCATGATAAAAATAGTCCCGATATGATGGCATTGCGCCATCAAGCCAGAACCTTACCCTTACAGTCAAAATTTACCGATTTAGAAGTAGCGGAGGGACAATATTTCCTCGGGCGTACCGGATATAACGCGAAACAGATCCGTGGGGCGATGCCCGGCATGTTGAGTCTTGCCGCAGCAGGAGATATCGATTTAGGGACCACTGCCGATATTGCCTCTAATATCCAAACCGCTATGGGGATCCCTGCCGAGAAGATGGATCATGTTGCCGACGTGCTGACAGCGTTATTTACCCGGAATAATGTCGACATCCCCATGTTAGGGGAATCATTGAAGTATTCGGCGGGGGTAGGTCGCGAGTATGGCCAATCCCTCGAAACAATTTCTGCTGCAACTGCAATGCTTGGTAGTGCTGGGATCCAAGGGAGTCAGGCGGGTACGACGATGCGCAGTATTTTAAGCCGTATAGGGACCTCTAAGGCGGTGGCTGCATTGGGCGTTAACACCAAAGACGGCGCGGGAAATATGCGTGATATGGTGGATATCCTTAAAGATATTAATAAAAAAACGGCCAGCATGGGGAATGTCGAACGGGGGCAGATTTTCAAAAATATCGCCGGACAATATGCGGTGACTGGATTTGGTGTATTAATGCATGCCGCAGGGGATGGATCTTTAGAAAGGATGCGCGGTAAGCCTGGAGAATATAACGGTGAAGCGACCCGCGTTTCTAAAACGATGCTGGATAATATGGCGGGTGATATGACGATGCTACATGCCGCATTGGAAAATATCAGCGTCGAATTATTTGAAAAAAATAATCAATGGTTACGTGAACTCACAACATCAATAAGTGCTGTATTACATGGTGTCGCTGAGTTTCTGAAAGCCCATCCGGCCTTGAGTAAAGCCTTTGTCATTATCGGCACTGTTGTGGCAGGAGCGACCGTGTTTTTTGGTGGGTTAATGTTTGCGGTAGTGGGATTATTAGCGCCGCTAACGCTACTAAAATTTCAGCTCATGATGCTCGGAATCAAAGGTTCCGGTGCATTAGGCTTATTGGGTAAATCGCTGACATTCCTCGGTTCGGCATTGATGACGTTAGGCCGTCTGATGTGGGCCAATCCAATACTGGCGGTTATCGGGATCATCGCTGTCGGTGCCTTATATATCTGGCAAAATTGGTCGTCACTCGTGCCTAAAATCCAAGCTCTTTGGGAGGCGATCAGCACAATAGTCTCGCGCAGTTGGCAAGGGATTAAACAACTATTCACGCGTCTATGGTCGGAGATTGTCAGCGAGGTCAAAGCACTCCCCGCAACCTTTCAAGCATTGGGCGGTGCATTGATTGATAATCTTCTCGCGGGAATTAATGAGAAATGGGAAGCGTTAAAAACCAAGTTAGCCTCACTGTCTGACTATCTCCCGGACTGGTTAACGGGGAAAAATACCCCTGCATTAAGTCCTGCGTCCGGCGCGCCGTCAGCCGCTTCTCGTGCTTTTGCCGGGATGTATGACACAGGTGGAACGATTGGGCGCGGCCAGTTTGGCATTGCGGGCGAGAATGGCCCCGAAATCGTTAATGGCCCAGCAAATATTACGAGCCGCCGTAAAACTGCTGCACTGGCCTCAGTGGTGGCGGGCTTTATGGGTGTCACGCTTCCTCAAGCCGATGCGCAAGCCGCACCATTGATCACGGCCACACCTAATTCAGCAAGCACGGTGACTCGTACACCTAGCCAGCCCAGCGTGATCACCCATCGCTATGATATCAATGCGCCGATCACTATCTACGCTCAGCCGGGACAATCAGCGAGTGATATCGCCAGCGAGGTCGCGCGGCAATTAGATGCCCGACAGCGAAAAGCGCAAGCCAAAGCCCGAAGCAGTTTCAGTGACCAAGGAGGATTCGACCTATGATGATGGTACTCGGATTATATGTCTTTACGCTGCGCACCGTGCCCTATCAGGAATTGCAGTATCAGCGCAACTGGCGACATGCAACGAATAGCCTGATTAACCGTCGCCCATCCACACAATACCTTGGTCCGGATAATGACAGCCTAACGCTTTCCGGCGTGCTACTGCCTGAAATCACTGGCGGGCGCTTATCGTTGCTGGCACTTGAAGTCATGGCCGAGCTTGGCAAGGCGTGGCCGTTAATTGAGGGTAGCGGCACCATTTACGGCATGTATGTGATTGAGGGACTTAGCCAAACCAAAACTGAGTTTTTTGAGAGTGGTATGCCAAAGCGTATCGAATTCACTTTAAGCCTTAAACGCGTTGACGAATCTTTATCAGAAATGTTTGGTGATCTGGGAGAGCAGCTTAACAGCTTGAAAGACACGGCAAGTTCAGCCCTGAGCAGTGTCGGGGAGTTATGGCAATGACCAGTCATAAATCACCCGATTTTAGCGTCACGATCGCAGGTAAGGATAAAACCCTAACGTTAGCCAATCGACTAATTAATTTAACCCTTACCGACAATAGAGGTTTTGAGGCTGACCAGCTTGATATTGAATTAGATGATGCAGATGGGCTGCTTGAACTACCACGGCGTGGGGCGGTAATTAATTTAGCGCTGGGCTGGAAAGGCTCACCTCTATTTAATAAAGGGGCGTTCGTCGTTGATGAGATTGAGCATAGTGGCGCACCGGATAATCTGACCATCCGTGCGCGCAGTGCCGATTTTCGACAAACCTTAAATGTGCGTCGTGATAAGTCATGGCATAAAACGACGCTGCAAGAGGTGGTGAGCGCGATAGCGAGTAAGCACAGTTTAAATCTGGCTCTTGGGCAGGATATTGCCAGTACACCGATTAAGCATATCGACCAAACAAACGAAAGCGACGGTAGCTTTTTAATGCGCCTTGCCCGCTTACACGGAGCAATTGCCACGGTCAAAAATGGATATTTACTCTTTATCCGCCAAGGTCAGGCAAAAACGGCCAGCGGTAAAGCGCTGCCAGTTATCACGCTCACTCGACAGTCGGGTGACAGTCACCGGTTCTCGCTGGCAGATCGTGATGCCTACACAGGAGTGATTGCGAGCTGGCTTGATACCCGTGACCCCAGCACCAAGAAAACAACGACCATCAAGCGCAAGGCAACTATTAAAAAAAACACCGACAGCAAACAGGGGGATTACCTTGTCGGCACCGATGACAATGTTTTGGTATTAAGTCACACCTATGCCAGCCGGGACAATGCCGCCAGAGCGGCTAAGGCGCAGTGGGATAAGTTGCAGCGTGGGGTCGCAACGTTCTCGCTGCAGTTAGCGGAAGGACGCGCAGACCTCTACACAGAAATGCCAGTCAAGGTGACGGGATTTAAACAACAGATTGATGAGGCGGAATGGTTGATCACTACGCTAACGCATACCGTGAGTAGCGATGGGGGATTTACGACAAGTATTGAATTAGAGATTAAAGTGCAACAGATTAAATAGATATAATCTCGATATTGGATTAATATATCAATATCGAGATTGCAATCAACTGGCTGGAGATTGATTTATGATGAATTGTCCCGAGTGTGGTCAAACCGCCCATACCAGAAGTAGTTTTAGGGTGTCAGAAAAAACCAAAGAACGTTACTGCCAGTGCCAAAATATCAATTGTGGTGCTACCTTTGTCACACACGAAACCTTCGTCCGTTTTATCGCTACACCAACCAACGTTAACCACGTAGCAGCTCATCCACAGATGAACGGGCAGGGGAGTATTGAGTTTTAATTACTCGCTAGGGATCTCGCCCGTTTCAATCAGTGCATTGAATTGATCGATATCCATTACCAGCACACCTTGTATCCTCGCCGTCATCACTTTGGTCGGTCCGGCATTATAACCACAACACAAAACTTGCAGTTGTTTGGTCACTGAGTTTCGTACCACCATTCCATTTTTTTTGCTCGTTTTAATAATCTAATAATGCTGGCTAATAAAAGGTAGGAGCTGGTCCGGATAATGATTAGTGATAATGCCGTTCAGCTTCATGACTAATCCAAACACTTTAACGTAAGATGCGCAGTGGCTTTCTGAAAATAACGAATAGATGATTTTCCTGCTTATCGATATATCAAAATCAGGCTTTTGAACAGTAGATTTTTATTACGTTTAGGCAGCAATTTCCATCGGTTTGCAATGTGAAAAACTGCCTAGGTAGGTTTGGGTAGATTAAAATAGTGGTATAGTAAAAAAACCCGAATGAGATATGAGAAAAAGTGCAAGCCAAAATAAAAGTATGATGGATAGCAAGATGAATAATATCCAAAAACATTCTTTAACTGTGGAAAATCCCCTCTCACCTCTTTTTACCTTTTCCCACTCTTCTTTTAAAACAATACCAGTATAAAGGGTTAAATTATCGATGTTATCATCTGAACTACCAGTATGTTTACCTTTTAGTATATCATCTATTATTATGAATACTTTTTCTTCATGGATTGTCCTATTTTCTTTAGCCGAGTTTAAGCGAAGCTTAATTCTGTTGGCGCATTTTTTCAATTCGATAGAAGCATCAAATTTCACTTTATCTGCTTGATCACCTAGTTGTGAATCTTCTTTTTTTGAATCTAAATAACCTCTCCACGCTCCAATAAGAGAAACAACATCTTCACGTAAGTTATCGATCCACGCTTGTCTGAACTCTGATGTCTTATTTTCCTTCGCGATAATCATTCCAATAAAAGCGATAAAAGCTGTTATTAGAGCTGCAATGATTGCTCCCCACGGATTCATTTTAGTTTTCCCATAAATTAAAAAATATTAAATACTATAACATTATGGTTTTAATTCGGCACTGAGTTTAAATATTAGTTATAGGTATAGAAGTTGGTGGTTACGAACTTATTTTTTACCCGATAATACTTTTGTTACACACAATATTTCGTACATTTGATCGCTACACCAACCAACGTTAACCACGTAATGGCTCACCCACAAATGAACGGGCAGGGGAGTATCGAGTTTTAATTACTCGCTAGGGTCTCGCCTGTTTCAATGAGTGCATAGAATTGATCAACGCCCATGACCAGTACACCTTGCATTCTTGCAGTAGTCACTTTAGTCGGCCCGGCGTTGTAGCCACAACATAACACTTGCAGTTGCTTGGTCACTGAGTTTCGTACCACCATTCCGTTTTGTATCGCAAGCTCGGTGAGCTTTTCCCTATCTTCTTTCTTAAATCCTGTGAAGCAGACATCGAACCCCGCTTTTTGCGGAGACTTGCCTTTTTTGCGTATGGGTGGGGTGTAGTTCTCGGGAATGTGTTTACTGAGATTATCGATAGCGGCTTGCTGAGAACTGCATTGTTCCAGAACCTGGTCCCAACGAAATGTTCTGATCGCTTTTTCTGTACAGCAAATACCTTGGAAGTGATCGGTGCTAGAGCTGACGTGAGAGATAGAGTGAGCGCCGTAAATACCTTTGGCGTTGAGATAGATAAAATGCATCTGTTCCATAGAGCACCTATATAAGATGTGTGAGTGGTGAATCCGTCGCCACTTTGTCGCCATTTAGTTAAAAAAAAGGGCTGCGAATAACGCAACCCTTTGATTTATTTGGTGGAGCTGGCGGGAGTTGAACCCGCGTCCAGAATTACTACACCGTCGGCACTACATGCTTAGTCCAGTCTTTACATTCGCCAGTTAGCTGCGGATGGACACGCCACTAACGGACTAGCCTGATTAAGTTTAATGCTTCAACCCCAGGCAGGGCATCCACACGATCTCTTTTGGGTTTGACCTCTCTTGATCCCCGTCCTAAGAGCGGAGGCTAGGGAGAGAGGGCTCTATGCAGGTTATTAAGCTGCTAGTGCGTAGTTTTCGTCGTTTGCGACTATTTTTTTGCGGCTTTTTACGAGGCCAACCGCCCCTCGGCATGCTCCTAGGGCTTCGCGAATCCTGTCGAATCCAGAATCAGCCCCAAGTACTGTTACACAGTGTAGCAGAAAATTACGCTGCTGCACCAGTAATTTAA